TGCGCCATCAACCCCGACAGCGCGATCTCGACCTGCGGGTCCATCGGCTCGTCGTCCGGAGGCAGCGGCATGCCCAGTTGCTGCTCGATCTTGGCCCGATACGCATGCCCAACATGATCCGCAATGTGCGCGGTCAGTGCGGCCTGGATCTGAGGTGCCCGCGGGTTCTGCCCAACCATCTGCATGATGATGGGATCCTGCATCGCAGCCATGTGCACGCGGATATGCGCCTCGTGGTCCTGATGCCGGAACGCCTTCAACGGCTTGCCCTTGAGCACCTGCATGTTCTCGGTCACCGGATCGGAAGGCTTCAAGTCCTCCTCGAGTGGCACGAGCTTGTCTGCATTCTTCAGTCCCAGCGTCTCGAGCATGCTGCGATGCAGTTGCGGCAGGTCGTAGATGTCCGGCGCCATCTGGGCCATCTGCACCGCAGCTTGGAACTGCACCACACGCTGGCTCATGGTCGCCGCGTTGGGGTCGGACACCGGAAAGATGTCCGTGTACTCGTAGTCCTCACGCCGGGCCTGCGGACGTCCCGTGGCAGGCACGTGGTCGTAGCTGTCCTCGGCGTAATCCCGGATGATCCCCGCCAGCAGCCGCAGCTCCTGCTTGAGCGAGTAGTGCACGCGCGCCTGCACCGCGGTGAGCACCTTCAGTTGCCGCTCGATCAGCGCCAGCGTGGTCCCCACGGGCGCCTGCGCCGACATGTCCGACACCTTCATGTCGGCCGTGGCCGCGAACCGCCGCCCTTCCTCCACGATCGTCCCCAGCAGGGCCGCCAGCGTGGCGCTAGGCTCCTTGTAGGGCAGGGGCAGGATGTTGTCGCGGATCGCCCCAGAGGCCACATCCACGTCCCGGAACTCGCCCGGGGCGATCGGCGTGTCGTCCCCCTTGATCCGCAGCCCCCGTGACTTCAACCCACCCGGCAGGTTGGCCAGCGTGCCGGCGTCCACCAGCTGGCGCAGCAAGCTCGTGGCGGACTTGGCGAAGCCCCCCAACAGGTGGAACAACCCGAATCCGTACGCCCCGAACCCGGGGATGTACTGGTAGTGCACGAAGTGTTGCCGCTTGAGCTTGAGGGGGTCATTCTCGGCCCAGTTGCGCCGCACCGACAGCACTGTGGACGTGCCATCCAGCACCGTGACCACGTAGGGCAGGGCAATCTCGTCGACCAACGAACCCGACTCGGCGGCTTCCTCCTCACCGGTGGTCGTGTCCGTCGTCCCCCGCGCCCGACCCGTGGCATACGCGGACAGCGACACATCCACATGTACTTCGTACAAGGTGAAGTAGTCCGGGTCCATCTCGGAGAACCCCGTCTCCTCATCCTTGGCATCGCGGATGTCGTCGTTGTGGGGCACGGGATCACCCAAGTCCACCACACGGTAGAACCCTGACGCCTGCAGCTTGCGAATCTCGTTGCGCGTCTTGCGCATACGGTGCGTGACCCTGAAACACGTCTGGATGTCCGTCGTCCCGTACGGCAGAATGATGTCCTCTGCCGGGATAAACAGCGACATCTGCCGCCCCATGGACGGGTCGTAGTAGACCTTCTTGAACGCACTGCCTGCGGCTGGCAGGCTCCACAACATCTTCTCGTGCTCGGGCCGGAACTCCAGCATGCGCTCGGTCAGCTGGTAGTTCATGTCCTCCTCCACACGGGCCGCCGCTTCGCGTTTGTCCGGAGTCTCCTTACCCACGATCTTGGTCCGCACGGGGCCCCGCGCCGGGAACGTCTCCGTGACTGTCTCGGACTGGAACCGTACGATCGCCTCAGTCAGCAGCGGGTGTGTTGCACCGCATGCACCGGCCCAAGGCTCGCTGCGTTCCTCGTACTTCAACCCCAGCAACTTGAGCCCTTCCACGTAGGCCCGCTCCCAGTCACTGCGACTGGCGAGGTCGCGCCGAGTCTCATCCAGTAGATCCGTGGCCAGCCGGGCCAGCACGCTCTCGGGCAGCGTTTCCGCGAGGTTGGCATCGAACTGGGCCGCCTCACTACCCACACCCGACAACGCCTCGGCAATCAACGCCGCCTCAGCCATTGCGCCGTCGTCCAGCAGCAAGGTGGTCTCGTCAGGCTCCTCGCCGTCGGGCAGCAGCACCTCGATCGAGGGTTCGGAAGGCAGCTCGGCTGCGGGTTGAGCGTTCGCTGGGTCGTACCCGAGGGGCGCTTGGTTCAACGTGGTGTCGATATTGGTTGCCATGATTCACTCATCCCTTGGCACGCCGCTTCAGCGTGGCCGAATTCGTCGCGGGGTTGTACTTGTACGCGCTGGCGGGGTGCTCACTGCGCGCAGAAGCCCGGTCAAGGGCGCGCTCTTTGGCAGTCATGCCATCACGGGCCTGCCCAGCGGGGGTCAGTCGTTCGGAGTCCATCTCCATGTGCCCACGCTGGCGCAGGATCTTGACCGCCATCTCCCGAGAGCCTACCTGCGCAGTCAGTCGTGCTACCAACGAATTCGCACCCATGTGTTTCTGTGTCGCCATCGCAGGGCCTTGATCAGTAGTACGCCGCACGGCGCGGCAAGGATACCCGGGTGTCATCATGCACGTCAGAGACGAGCCGTACCAGCCCGCCTTGGCGTACACGCATCAACGCCAGCGTGCAGGCATCCACGCAATCATCATGCTCCCCCACGGGGAACGTCACCAACTCCTCGATCACTTCATCGGCCCACTGTGTCTCGGGGAACCACACCTGCCCACTGGCAAACATGTCCACGATGGCGTTGAGTCGGGCGATCTTGTCCTGCCCCTTACCCGGGCTGAACTCCTGCACGAAGATCCCTGAGCGCCGCATTTCGTCCACCAGCGGCTGCCCCGAGGCTTTCGTCTCGACAATCACGCTGTCGGGCTCCCAGTCCGCCGCCTGCTCATGCGCCATGCGCTTGAGTTCAGGGAATTCCCACCGCCCGCGCACGCAGTTCAGCAGAATCACGTTGTCCACGTCGTTGTCGTCGCGCCATACCCCCCAAGTCTGGCACACCGAGTAGTCCGAGCGTGCTTTCGTCGTGAGCGCAGTGTCGTACGCCTGCACCACGAAGTCCACCTCCGGAGGTTTGGCATGCGGCCAGCGCCGGCACTGGGCTCGGGTGACCAATGCGGACTCGGCCGCGGTCGGATTCTGCTGGTACTGCGCATTCCACTGCCAGAGCACCATGGATGCACGGGTGCGCTGAAGGCTTTCCAGGGACCACTGCTCTGGCCAGAGCGACTTTTCGATCGTGGCGGGCGTTTCCGGGTCGAAGTCAGGCGCCTCTGGGGTGTACGCGGGGTTCTTGACCGTCAAAAGGGCCGGAAACTCGAACATTTCGTACTGGTCAGCGTCCGGGTTCATCGCACCGTCCTTCAACAACCGCCCGATGAGGTCTCGGGTATGCCACCGGGTATGTAGAACACACACGCGCCCGCCGGGCATGAGCCGCGTACGCAAACCGCTGCGGAAATACTCGTAGACGGAGTCCAGCAGGTCCGTGTTTCCCGACTTCACATCCTGTTCGGATATGGGGTCATCGACGACACAGTTATGGGTTAACACCTGATCGGCAATAAAGGTGTTATCCCCGCCGACGGTGAAGTTCACGAAGTCTCGCGGAGCGTGCTCGTACACGTCGACGCAGCCGGCGCGGCGTATGCCCAGCAAAAACCTGCAGCGGTCCGCGATTTGCCGGCCAAGGCGTTCCAAATGGCTTTCTTTGCAGCCTCGAAGTTGCCAGTATCCAGTGCTCGTGCGGCGGTAGCCAAGGAGTCGTAGCACTGCGCGTCGGTACCATCCCGCCGGGTGCGTACCAGTGGGCGCTTGCGGTAGCAGGATCCTCAGTTTATCCCATAGACAAGTCGTCCACAATACATCGTCGGGCTGTAGCTGGGCTGCGGCGACCCACCCCCGCGTAGCAGTCCAGATCGGGTGTGTTGTGGACACCTGCAACGAGCCGTGGAGCGTCACCGTAGCGATGTGCGTAGTGCGCAGCGTGGCCCGCACGGGCGCCCACCCATGCCAACTGCGCAGGTGCTCGCCTAACTGCACGGTGCAGGCAGTGACAAGCCCTCGCTCCAGGGTATGCACACGCGTGTCCGGCGTTATGCATAGGTGCGCGCCGCGGCCGGCAATGGCACCGCCCACACCAACTGCATACACCTCACCGC